CGATGTAGACTCTTCTCATGTGATTACTGTAGGTCAAGCTCTAAAACGAATCAAGCAAGGTAAGAGCAGGGGAAAGGTTGAGCAGATAAGGAGACTTGGTAGCGGAGAAGAACGTGATAGTGTTAAGAAGAGCCTTCCGTCTCCATTGTTTTCGGGCTTATTCAAGTCACGTAACGACAACAACATAATCTCATACACGGGATTGATATGCTTGGACTTTGACCACTGTAATATCGCTGACAAGGTAGCCGAACTAAAGAGAAACAAATACGTAGTATCTTGTTGGGTGTCTCCAAGCGGTAATGGCGTTAAGGCTTTAGTTCAAGTTTCAGAGCCTGAGAGACACTTAGAACACTTTGATGCGCTTCTTGAGGACTTTAAAGACCTTGACCCGTCAGGAAGAAACCTCAGTAGGATATGCTTTGAGTCTTACGACCCTAAGATTTATGTTGCCAGGAAGTGGGATGTGTATGACAGGTTTGTTGAGAAGGTGTACGAGGCTATGCCCATCAAGGTAACGACAAACAACACCGTCTACGAGAAGCTAAAGAAGTGGATGATTAACAAGGGCGAAGGTTTCTTTGAAGGTAACCGTAACAACTTCGTATTCAAACTTACCTGTGGATGTCTGAGGTTCGGTCTTACTAAAGATGAAGTACGTGACTCTATGATTGGCGATTTCTGTGGGGGTTCGTTTACCGTGAAGGAGTTAGATGTTATTCTAAACTCTGTCTACAGAAACTACATCTCAGACTTTAATACTGCCGAGTTTACTGATGACGATAGACTGATACATAGCGTAACAAGGGAGAGCATAGAGGAGAAGCTTGAATCATTAGACGGACCGCTTGAGGATGTGATATACCTTAACGACATCTTTGACGATATGCTCAAGGACTTTCACTCTGGAAATCAGAAGGGTGAGACAACTCACTTTCCAGGTATTGACGAAAGGTTTAGATGGATGCGTGGTGAGATAACGATTGTAGGTGGTATTGGTAACTTCGGCAAGTCTACGATGATGCTACAGCTAATGCTTATGAAATCTTTGATGGACGGGTATAAGTGGGCGATATTCTCTCCCGAACAGTACCCACCTAAGTTCTTTTACAACCAATTGATTCACGCTATGGTGGGGAAGTCACCGTACAAGCATCATCAGAACCAAATGTCCGAGGATGAGTACCGCAAGGCTGCTGAGAAGATTAACGACAAGTTTTTCTTCATCTACCCTGAGAAAGAGATGCCAAGTCAGGACTACATCAACAGAAAGTTTGTAGAGACGATGATTAAGCACAACATCGATGGGTGTATGATTGACCCGTTTAATGCGATATACCGTGATAGAAGTACAAGAATGCGTGACGATCAGTATCTTGAAGACTTCTTCCGAGTACAGAAGAAGTTTGCTTTGGAGAATAATGTCTACATGGTGATTGTAGCACACCCAAACAGCTCCATACAGAAGGATGAGCGTACAGGTGACTACAAGACACCGAGGGTGTATGATTTTGCAGGTGGGGCTATGTGGAATAACAAGGCTGACAACATTATCATGTTTCACAGACCATTCTACAACTCACAACCACAAGACTCTACGTCTCTGTTTATCTCTCAGAAGATTAAGAAAAAGGAGTTGAACGGGACTACTGGAGAGGCTATGCTCACATACGATGTGATGAAAGGTCGATTCTATGACGATGAGATTAACCCCTTAGAGAGAGATGAAAATGCATACACAGTACCTAACAGTAGGGCTATGATTAACGCAAGGCTTCCGTATAATGATGACGAAGAGGAAGTCCCATTTTAAAAACAAAAACAATGACTTATAAAGAAATAATAAAAAAGTTTGACAAAGATATATGGTGGCAAAAAAAATCATATCTAAGAGAAAATAGCTGCCCATCGTATTGGAGAAAAATGATATTTATTGAGTCTCACGACTTAGGTATAGAAGATTGGAGAAAAATAAGGTCTGGGAATTATTACGATAAAAGAGATTCTTTGTCCAATGTAAGTAGAGATAGGTTTATCTTAAAAAAAATACTTGAATACAAGGGCAAGTTTTAGACCGTAAATAGATTACGAACACAAAAACTAAATTAGCAGTATGATTAAGAAAGAATGGGTAACAGAAATTAAAGACAGAACCCCTGAGTGGTTCGAGTACAGAAAAAACGGTCTAGGAGCATCGTCTGCCGCCATCGTATGTGGCATAAGTCCTTACAAACCTACACCGATGCAGTTGTACCACGAGAAGGTAGGAACAATGGAATCAGAGAACTTTATGTCTCCACCTGCATTTCATGGGATACACCAAGAAGAATATGTTGCTAACCTTTGGCGTTACTATGACGGAACTGAGGAAGGGTATATGGAGCAGTTTGAGAGTGGAAATATTATACGCCAGGCTGACCATCTTGTGGGATTCGTACAGAACCCTAAGTACCCACACCTGTATTGCAACCTGGACAGGGTTATTGAGAAGGGTTCACGTAAGCTAAACGAGGACGGAACATTGTCTGACGAGATAACTACCAAGCCTTGTCCACTTGAGATAAAGACTATGAATGGTTTTGTCTACAAGAAGTATGATGGCGTTCCTGATATGTACATAATACAGGTTCATCAGCAGATGTTGATAATGGAGTGCGACTACGCTGAGATTGCTATACTGATTGACGGAAGAGGATTTAAGGTATTTCCAATAGAACGTAACGAGGGAATCATTGAGATGATAACCGAAAGCACCTATGACTTTTGGAAGAGAGTTATACAAGGAAGACAGGCGTTTATTCAAGCCGAGCAGGCTAAAGAAGACGGAGAATACGACAAGTACGATGACTGGATGGGAGTTATCCAACACCTTGAGCCTGAACCTAACGACAACGAACACTACTCAGCGTTTATATCAGAGACACACGAGGTGGAGCAAGAGATAATGCAGGGAGATGAAGACCTACTAATGCAGTGTAAGCACCTTCAGACAGTTAAGTCAATGATAAAACAGCTTGAGAAAGAGAAGCGTGAACTTGAGAATAAGATAAAGAATGAGTTCAGAAAGGAGTCTGTTGAGAAGATTGAGTTCCCAGCGAATGGATACATGAGATACTACCAACGTGCCAACAATAACACTAAAATGTTGGACGTAAGAATCAACAAGCCAGACGAGTTCACTATAGGTGTAGAGCTTGAAAAAATTGACCGAGAAATAGGATATATCATCTAATAATTATACTTTAGCGCAATGGAAAAACTAATAAAACTACAGAACGAACTCAATGTTCCTAAGACCGAGCTTAATAAGTTTGGAGGGTATAAATATCGAACTGTAGAGCAAATTCTTGAGGCTGTAAAGCCTTTACTTGACAAGCATGGTCTTTGCTTAAATCTAACCGATAAGGTTAGCGAACTATGTGGGATACCATACACGGAAGCACACGCAACTATTTTTACTATAGACCCCAAAACAAAAGAGCGTTTTTTAATAGCCTCCTCAGAGGGGTACGCAGGGATAGATGTTAACCAAAAAGGGATGAGTATTGGGCAGTGTTTTGGAGCCTCCTCCTCGTACGCTCGCAAGTATGCTTTGAATGGGCTTCTGTTGATTGACGATAACAAAGACCCTGACACAACAAACACTCACTCTACTGTAAATCCAAGGAAGACAACCACTGTAGAGAAGAAGGCAGGAGTAAAGAAAAAGGTAATGGCAGGTACTGCTGAGTACAACAAACTACTTAAATGGATTTATACACCTAAAGGATCAATAGATAAAGCACTTGAGATGTACGATATCGACAAGGCTACGGAAAATATAATCAGAAAATCAGTTAAATAAATCAAAGTAAAATGAGTTCAGTAAACAAAGTAATCCTAATCGGAAACGTAGGTAAAGACCCAGAGGTTAAGCAATTAACAAACGGCAAGGTAGCCAACATTGTTATGGCAACGTCTGAGAAGTACAAGGATAAAAACGGTGACCGCCAGGAGAAGACCGAATGGCACAACATCGTTATCTACGGAAAGCTTGTAGACATCGTTGAGAAGTATGTAAATAAGGGAGACAAATTATATATTGAGGGGAGTATTACCACACGTAAGTGGCAAGATAAAGAAGGGAACGACAGGTACAATACCGAAGTAAAGGCATTCAATATGACTATGCTTGGTGGAACGGAGAAGAGGTCAACTCAGCCAGAGGCAGTAGCGGCAGGATACGATGAGGATTCGCTACCCTTTTAAGTATCTGATTATCAGTTAGTTAAGAAGCCCTGTCGTAATGATGGGGCTTTTTATTATCTTTAAATATGGCTTACAAGAAAAAAATAAAGCTAACCATAACTGATGAGGTGTACGAGAGGATGCAGTCTCGTAATCAGCTTTGGACAAGGGAGGCGTTCGACCAGTCTGAGGAACTTGCAGGGCAGTTCAAGGACAATATTTTATATATGTGCGAGAAGAAGGGCGTAAAGGTAACCGAGATGGTTAGATGGCTAAACGAGATGGGGCTTAAATTTGTTATAAGAAGGCTATACAAGTGGGGGGAGGTACACGCAATTTACCCTACACTTGTAGAGATTACATTCTTCTCTAAGTATTTTGAGATAGACCCAGGAATAATGGTAAGTAAAGACCTACGTGCTGTAGATAGACTAAAGGGTATTTCTAAAAAGAATATCTAGCATATCCTCCATTTCAGATGTCATCTTAACGTCCATGTATGACCCGTCTGAGAACACAAGGGATGCCACCGCTTTGTTGTTGATGTTTCTAGTGTAAGCTCTTGTGACGTCTTCTATGTGAAACCAACCCACTGATTCTTCGTAATTTGGTTTTGGAAGTGGCGGTGGAGATGGAAGATTAAGCTTCTCATTCTCTTCCTTTGCCATTTCAATTTCTTCGATGTTCGTGCAGATAAATGTAGATGCTCTCATGCATCAAAGATACGAACTATCTTGAGATGAAGTTCCTGCCTACCCTTAACCCAATGTAGTGGTCACCATTAAACCCATAGTCAATACCGTAGTATCCATTCTTAACAGTACCCTGTAGACCGACACCCATAAGGGGGACGTATCTATTCTTGAAGTTACTTAAAAGACCAGCGTTTGCGTGAATACCCAATGCCCATTTTAACGGAGTCTTTTTAGGTGTGTAGGTTACCTTTAGATTCTCAGACCTGTTCTGGTAGTTTTGCCAGTTTAAAGAAATACTGGCTTTTTTTTGGTCTATAGTAGTATCGTACTTAGCTATCTCTGTTAGCCAAGCCTCAACGATGCTAACGGTGTCTACTAAAAACAACGTGTCTAAGCGATTAACTATTATCTCCGAGGTGATTGTATCCATTACGGTAACAAACTCCTTAGATACAAACCTAACGGTGTCTGTTCGCCATCTGTCAACATATTCAATGGTCGGGACTGGTTTTTCTATGATAGTGGTAACGGGCTTGCCGCTTGTATCACCGCAACCTTTCCATGCAACAATAACCCCCATCAGAAAGGCTATCAGATACGGTAGGTACGTCTTCAGTAGATGTTTTACTATGTTGTTGTTTAGTATCCAATTCATCTTGTAGTGATTCTATTCTCATACCCATTGCTATCACAAGCAGACAAAGCCCTAATGTTGTGATAAATAAAACTCTAAATTCAAATTTTTTCATCAGTAACTCCAAACAGTTGGTCTGAGGAAGTCTTTATTGTCAGGCTCAATGTTATCCAAGTGTATGAATCTGCCGCCTCCTTTCTGCTGTATACCAACACCCGTAAATCCAATCTCAAATGCGATTTTTAAGACATCGTAAGCATCCCCTCTATCTACACCTACATCAGCCGCTTGCCCTGTAGCGTGTGCGCCTGGACGAGACTTCTTAGCCTCTATAGGGTGTGATTCGTGTCTGTAGCCAGATGTAATACGCATAGGCTTACCGTACTTAGTTCTAAGGCTCTGTAGCATAGCCATAAACTCAGGCTTCATCTCGTTCTTCCCTGAGTGCTTACAGTCAAACTCTTCTTTGCTAAAGTTAGGGTAGTCTTTCCAACTCATCTCTATCTTTCTTTTTAGGTGTCTTACCCTTAATTGAACACGTTCCTGTCCTCAAACATCTCTTATCACACTCAACAGGGCTGATTTCACACCACTTCTTTTTCTCCAACTAAACCTTTTTATTCTCCTCGTTTGAATTAAACAGATTGTAAATCTTAATACCAACAGTAATTGTTAAAGATATGGCTGTCGCAATTAAGATATATAAACTTAATGACTCTTTAAACTTTGCTATCCAAACAAAGGAAAGGATTACTCCAAATGTATCAACTGTGTTTGACAATATTTCAACTTTACTTTGAGACATTAGTGTTTCTTTTCAAATGTGCCGATACCTAATAAAGCAGCAGCAGACATAATTAACGTGTTAGCCACGCTCTCGTTTATCACAAGCTTCTCAAACAAGTCACCTACAAATGCAAATAAAACAACTGAGAGGACAGCGTATCCTGCCACCCTCTTACTGCTTAGATTGTTATTTGTATCTCTTAGTAGGCTCATAACACTAGGTTTCCTTGTTCATCAATTTCGGGAACTATTCCCCATTCTAATAACTCAGCAGCCCATTGTGCTTCGTCTGTAAATTCATCGAATATCCAAATGGTAGTAAACACTTGGTTAGGCTCTACCCATCCGTAGCTTTTAACTTCGGTTCGCTCGTCATCGAAACAGATGTAATAGGTTCGTACTTCAGGGTATTTTATCTCGTTCATCTTTTATTTTTTATGCTGCTCCACCATCTGTTATTGCGCCCCATTTAGCTATCAAACTTGTTCTTGCAGTTTCTGCTGCTCCTCCCGATGTGTATTGGCTGCCACCGAAGTTAACCGTTCCGCTAAATGACATAGCACCTTGTGCATCCCACGCTATCAATAGTGCATCATAATTTGCAGTCGATAAGGTAACGCCACTCATAAAGGAACTAAGTCTTGTAATTTGATTTACATCCCACGCACTTATATCTTGATCAAATGCAGTTGCATTATAAAACATTCCCCAATTAGTTTGAGAAGTTCCACCAGCATATATCAAGTTAGATGTGTTCCAAGTCCCGATTGGTTGATTAAATGACGATGCACCTGAAAACATAGCAATTGCTTGGGTCATTGCTGACGTGTCCCAGTTTCCTATTGGCTGATTGAAAGATGTTGCGCCTAAGAACATAGCAGCATTGTAAGCACCACCAAAAATTGTAACCGAACTAACATCCCAATTATCAATATCAGGTGAACCACCGTTATTAAAGTTAGTGGCTGACTGAAACATTTCGGTCATAGTGGTAACTGCACCAGTATTCCACGAGCCAATATTTTGATCAAAGGATGTGCAGCTTCTAAACATAGCCTTCATCGAAGTTACATGACTAACATCCCAATCTAAATACTGATTGAACGCAGTGCATCCATAAAACATATAACTCATATTTACAGAACCAACCGTGTTAATAGACCAATTCAATGGTTGATTAAATGATGTGCAAAGTCCAAATGTAGCCCAATCTGCATTGTTCCCGAAATATAATACTGAACTAACATCCCAATTGCTAATTGATGGCGAATTAAAATTGCTACAATTATAAAAAACAGCATACATATGGGTCACATTTGATGTGTCCCAACCAGACAAATCTGGGTTGACAAGCGAAGTACAAGATGTGAATATACCTTGTTGATAAGAAGCACCAAGTTTTAGCACACCGCTAACATCCCAACTTGAAAGATTTGGATTGCTTAAAGAAGTACAAGATTTAAACGTATTACTTAAATCTGTTGTTGTAACTGTAGGCGCATCTGTTGCTGACACATCAAGGTTACTGCATCCACGAAATATTGAAGTATTTGAAATATCAAATCCGCCCCAATTGCTTACATCAGTTATCTTTCTTCTGTCACCACTATTATTAAATCGAAACGTAGTAACTGCACCTTCTATAGTAATAGTGTAAGTTCCGCCCGAAGCGTAGGTGTGTGTGTTGGTCGTGTCTGTATTTCCATCGCCCCAATGAACTGTATTACCAGCAGTCATCGGTAGAACAATAGTATCACTTGCCGAACCAGCTTGAGTTGTATCCCAAGTTGAAATGAAGTCGGGACTTGATGGGGGTGTTCCGCCACCACCACCTAATTTATTAAAATTAAAAGGTACACCTATACCTAAAGACATCTCTTATTGATTGTAGATTAAACAGTCTCCAGAAGCCATTGTGATATCGGTTATTGCGCTACCTTCAGGAACGGGTAAGTATGCCCCTGCCTTTACGGTTATACCGCTTAGACCAAGATGAGAAAGCTTTACTACTCCATCAATGTTAAACACTGTAAACACAGTATCGGTATTGGCTACAATAGCGTATCCTGACAACGAAGAGTGTGCGCCTGTACCTGTAAGCATTTTAAAGCCACCTGTACCAGAGACTTTTCTTAATTGATTTAGGCTTTCTACTTCGCCTGGTGATAATTTTGACATTTTAAATGTATTTAGGTAGATTATCGTCTAATATTTTTGCGTCTGAACATCCACACGGACATCCACACAAGGCATCCATCTGTCCGAGAAACTTTTTGGCTACAGAGTCCTTGAAGCAAGAAACCTCCGTCTCCTCGTCTTGGTTTAACGTGAATACGCCCTCGTCAATGTATGTACACATCTCCCCTATAGCATAGTTCAGGAACATTGCCTTTCTCTTCTTGCACTCGTATGTGTCGGTATCTCCGATAGCACGAGCCTCCATCATATCAATAACCATATCAGCGAAGCAACACCTCGCCAATACCGTTCTGTTCGTTATATTGGATTGATTAAATATCATCCTCGTCTTATTGCTTTAATGTACCACCCGTGTACCGTACACGTACAGGCTTTGTCTGCCTCAATTTTTAACTGAGCCAAAGTATCTCTTACATCTTCGCTACCGATGTATATACCCATGTATCGGATAACTTCAAATGTTCCCGTTGCCTTGTAGTTTTGGTCAGAGATAAAAGGAACTACAACTGAGCCACCGCTACCCATTACAAGATTAACGTCAACTACTGTGTTCGTTGAGGCGATAATCACACTAATATCCATCCTAATGTCAACCATATCACCTACATTAAGGTCGCTAAAGTCAAACCCGTTGGAAGATGTGTTCCAAAGTTGAGCTATTCCGTTTCCTCCTATAGGTAGGTATGCGGTGTTTGTATCTACCCCTAAACCGTCATTTGTAAGGACGGCAGGAACAGCACTTACAGCTATCGGTGTTCCTGTCGTAGCAACATCCGCATAGTCTGCCCAACCGCCTGAGAATGAGTCTGGTGACTCTGTTCCTATGTAACCCTTAATAGTAGTTACAAGGTCGTATATTGAGTTGGTAGAAGGCTGGTCTATCATAGATGCCTCCTGATTAAATATAGTGCTTACTGACTCCCCTACAGTTTGGGTAATGTTTATTCTTCCATTACCAGCAGATACAGACAGTTCTGACTTAGGGTAATAGTTAATATTCTTACCTACCTTGTCGTAGATAAGAAGCTCTAGGTTCTTATTCTGTATATCGTAAGCCATTATGATTTAAGCATACATAGTACGATTGTAGACCTTCCACCTACGGCTCCAGAAACAGATGTCTCAATTTTAATTACATCTCCAGCTACAAATGTATTGTTAGCGGTAGGTGTTGTTGAAACTATATTACCAAGAGTAAGAGCGTTAGACATATCAATTTGAGATCCCGTAAGAACAGTTCCCGTGTCATCCTTAAATATATGAGTTCCTGTTGATGTAAACGGCTTTGTTACTGTGCCGTGGATAGCCTCAATAGTACAGGGGAAACATATCTTATACTCCAACACTCCAATCTCACCAGCAGTTTCAAAAGATGTTGGTATTACAACCTGAGTTTTGTTTGAGTCATCATCTAACTTAGCGGAAGTAACCGCATCGTCAGCAATCTTAGCGGTTGTTACTGCGCTGCTTGCAATTGTCAACGCTCCTGTCTTAGCAATGGTAGCATCACCACTCATAGCGACAACAGCCACTCCGTTGGTAGCATCTCCAACTACTAAGTTTGCGTCAACAGCACCTAAATTAACAATCGCAGGGTCACCAGATGCATCACCATAAATAATATTACCCTTTGCAAGTCCTGCCATCTTAGCAAGCGTTACTGAATCGTCAGCAATACTAGTAGTCGTTACTGAGTCGGATGCAAGTCTGTGTGACCCGATAATCCCCAACTCATCAAAAGAAGGTCTTATGGTCACAATCCAAGCAGCCCCATCGTACAGACACTCTGCTATAAATTTTGAAGCTATTAGTTCATCAGGAACGCTAACGCCAAAAATCTGCAAGGCAGAAGCCCCAATACTTAGGTTTGCGTTCCATACAATCTCTACAAATGTATCTTTAGATGGTGACCCTGTAGGTACAATTGTATAAGGAGCTGTAGCAGCCCCACTGAAAACGTAAGATAATTTAGTTAACTGAAGCCCTGTTGGAGGAAATGTATTCGGAGACACATCTACATTGTAAGTACCTGAAGACGATACTGTTACGTGTATTGAAGATTTTCTTTTTGACATCGTTATTCTTTCAAATATTTAGTGACCTCGTAGTATGTTAATGCTACGGTATTTGTGTTATCTGAGGTAAGTTCAACAGTTATTGCTCTCGGACCTCCTGAGTCTAATGTTATGGGAGATTGATAAGCGTCAATTACACCGTCTAATGATTGTGAAATCCTACCATACATATATTTGTTACCCACGTCTGAATCGTCCATTGCTTCAAGCCTTATGTGTGGTGTTATTGTATTTGTTGCGGTGACTATTAAATCAATCTCAAACCTCAAACCCAACATATCTCCAATAGATCCACCAAGACTTCCTATGAAATACACAAACATTATATTTCCATCAAACTTAACTTCAATGGTAGGGTAATATCCATCAACCTTATCTGTCAAAATATTACCCTTTACTTTTATAAAATCCCCTACAGTTCCTATGGTATTATCGGGAATGTTTGTTGTTTTAACAGCAGTAGGCGTTGTGGTCGTGTGGGGATGCGATGACGTATCAATATCAATTACAGGAACACCTTCAGATGAAACTCCGTTTGAAACAAAAGAAACAACTAAGTCATCATCAGCAGAAAAAGTACCATTTGAAAGTATTGGAGTAACAGAAAGAGTATAGTAACTTCCACTATTGACTACACCTGTCACCTTTCCTGACCAAAAAACAGTAGATGAGTTTCTTTTAAATATTCTTATAAGACCATAACTCCCAGGGTTGTTATTTGCGGTAAATGAAGCTAAAAAAGAACTGGCATCGATACTGTCTTTAGCTGTGTCGTGAACAAAAAGTTCAGTAACAGAAGCAGGCGTTGCGTTATTTAGCTTTAAATACCCAGAAGAAGGTGGTGCTAATATGTCTGTTTCAAACTGCCATTGTACAGAATATCCACCAAAAACACCATCGTTTCCGTCACTTCCATCCGACCCGTTAGCACCAGCAGTACCAGCAGGTCCTACAACTCCAGGTAGTGTTATATTTGAACAAGAATTACAACTCATTTTTTAACAGCTTTTACAATCATTATTACATATAGCCTGTAATCCTACAAGCAGTTTATCTGCCTTTGCGTCTTTTCCGCAAGCGGCAGCAGCCTTTATTCCTTGCAACATGAGCATAGACTCTATAGCAGCATCTGTTGCCTTGTCTCCCGTACAGTCGCAGTCTATATCGATAGCCGACATCTTGCCCCTTACACAGCACTCTACGTTGCATAAAAAGTAAGACTCTGTAACTGAGGAGTGCGATATCCCATCATCTGTAAAATCCCAAGTTACGGTGTACTTTCCGTCTGAAAATGTTGCGCTTGAAGACCCTGATGGGCTTGGCGTAATACCACTTGCAGTTAGGTTTACTAAAGCATCGACTCCGAAGTAGTAGTTTGTTTGACCTTGAATTGTTATTGATGTAGCGGCAGGAGTGTAAACAACTGTAGCAAGACCTAGACTTGAAGGTAGTGCATTTACAGCATCCCTAATACCCTCACCAATATCATCATTTGTTGGTGACGCTCCTGTCGTAAAAGACAAAGGATAGTCCTGCACGTAGCCATTTACCATTGTTCTCAATATAAACGAGTAGGTAGTGTTAGCCGTAGCAGTCCAATTTAATGTAGCAGCACTTACTGAGCCACCACCTGTTATGATAGTGCTACCAGCAGATACTGTGTAGGTAAATGGAGTAGTGTAAAGGTCATCACCTATCGTAGCATTGTCGTAAACAACGGTATTCCCACTAGGGTCTGTTATAGATAAACTATTTGTAGTACCTCCAACTAAAGCCCCATCTAAGCTACCAGTTACAACGAACTCATTCTCACTGCAATCAAGGCATACGGTATGTGATATGTTGTGTACAGCCATTGCTTATCTTTTTTTACACTTGCAAGATTTCTTGCCCATTTTTTTGCATTTAGCGCACTTGCTATTCATTGAAGATGCTTTTCCAGACATTTTTTTACCGTAAGCCATATCTTTACCATTTATATTTATCAGCCCACCACGCAGCAGACATTTTGCCTTTTTTAATATTCTTTCCGTGACGAGCTTTAAAACTCGCACGTTTCTTCTTCATTTTCTCTGACTCACCCTTCTTAGGCTTGCCAGCAGTTGATGCACCCTGCTCTCCAAAACGGATTAGCTTGGTCTTATCGCCCTCTTTAGCCATTACTATGTGGCTTTTTTTATCGTTAGACGGGGTTCTCTTAGGCTTATTGAAGCCACTAATCCCCAAACGCTTCATAGTAGCTTTCGCTCTGCTATGTTTACTTTTTTCTGCCACGCTTTACAGCTTTTACTCGTTTACCCATACCCTTCTTAGCCTTCTCCCTCTTCTTTCTTGCGAGTTCCGATTTAGACATTTCCGATTTAGTCTTCGGAGTCTTCTTAGAAACACGCTTGGTAGGTCTGCAATACTCGTTCTTACCGCCAGAACCACAAGCCTTACCTGTTCGGGTATCAACCCATTTTTCCTTTGCCCACCTTTTTAAGCTCGCCCCCTTCTTGCCCTTTTTAACTGTGCCGCTTGCCTTTCGACATTTGGCAATAGCCTGAGATGCTCGTGCGCTTGGGAATACTTTGTACTTCGCCTTGACTTTTTTATAACACGCATCCTTTGGCATATCTCAAAGGTACGGAATTTTGAGGATATAACATTGTGTGTGTCAGGAGCGTTATTTCATGCGATACTTCTTCATCGCCTTATTAATTTGAGATTCAGTTGTAATTGTTCCAGTTTTTTGACCATACAGATACATATACTCAGTAGAAAATTCATTAGCCATAAAATTTTTATTGCTATTCTTAGCAATCTTATCCATTTGATCTAAAATAAGAATGAAATCTTCTGAAGTTGGGTTTATCATTACGCCATTTTTTGTAAACTCGTGTGCGAAAAGAAGTGCCTGTTTCTGGTATTTATATTGACCGTAAGGCTCTGAAAGTATTTCCTGATATTTTCTCATGTTAAGCTCATCTACTGGTATTGCCTCAAGGACAATTTTATTTGCTAGGTAAGAAGCCCATTCGTTAGCCGTAACTTCAGGGTCCATTTCCATCTCTGGGTAGGTTTCAGCAACCACCTTAAGAGTCTCTTCAAACTTATCAAAAGCCTCCTTCAGCATAACCTTTCTTTCTTCGTCACTTCTAATCTTAATAAGACCACCCTCTTTTGTTACTTCCTGAGCAATCTTTCTTGCGCTTTCCCTTATTAGGGAAGTTTTGTTGTCGATGGCTCTATAATCATCCATAAACTCTGAATCCTTAGTCTTTGATATGCCCTTTTTTGAAGCCGAAGAGTAGATAAGTTTCTTTGACACCATGCTAAAAGCGTCCTCAAAGAATGATTTGTCTTTTTTACTTATATCTAGGTCTGAAGCCTGGTTAAGTAACGCATACCCAGTAGCCACGTAGATGTTGTTTCTTGGGTTTGTAATCATCCTTTCAACAAAATGTTTGTACTCTGCTGGGGAAAGGGATGCGCCAGTTGCGTCCTGCATTTCAAGTGCAAATGACTTGTAGAAGTCCTCTGTATAGGGGTTTAAAAGTCCCTTAACAGCCTGATCAGCATTCTTATTGTTGAATGTTTGAGGCTCAATCATCTTGTTCCTGTAAATGTCGTATCCCGTAATAAGCTCCAACCCACCTCCAAGCATTGGGTTTCTTTGGAATGGTTCTGCAAGTATTGTCTTACCCCTCCAATTTCCTTCCTTGTCAACGGGGAATACATTCACAGGAAGTGCATTGTCAAAGAATACGTGGAGTATTCTAAGTGCATTTTCTTTACTTACAGCAGCCGTAGCGTCATCTCCGTTAAGGTAGTTGTCGTAGCCTATCTCAAACAACTCGTAGAACGGAACCATTTGAGGATGCTTCTTCAGCCTGATGCTGGTGTAGTTACCGTCCTCATCTTTCTTACCAGTTGGTATAAGAAAGTATTTTTCTTTTATATAAGGGGAGGCGTTATCTCTTGTTTCTTTGATAATTTCATTTATTTCCTTGTCATCGTCATCATCCTTAAGCATCGCTGGTAGCGCAAGCCCTAACCCCAACACCACTCCAGAAAACATTGCCGCTGTCTGAGCAGCCCTAGACGTTGTTCTTATAGGGTTTTCCTTAGCCTGTCTTGCGGCAGTTACAGTACCCTGCATGGCTGGGTTGAAGTAGATTGAGTACCTGTCTACAAAGCCTTTAGTAACCTCGCCACCCTCTGCAAAGTTCATAAGCTCTCTTGCAATTGCAGCAGCCTTGACCCTTGCATTCTTTCTCATCTGTTCCGCCTCCTCTTTAGATATAGAATCGTCCTTAAGCATCTTATCTACTTTGGCGTACTCAAAGTCTCTTGTTCTCTGGTATGCCACAAGTCTTGGCGCAAGTTCAGCCATTTTATTAAAAATAAGAGTTAGCTCTGCAAGTTTTAGCAACGCCTTTTTGCTCTTAATATATCCACCGAATCCTAACTCTGTTTTTTCAAGTGCTGTCTCTATACCCGTTTTAAGCATAGATTTAACTATGTTCATGTTCCCCTGAGTGTAGAGGAAGTCCATCATTATACCCTCGTTTACAGCCTCAACGAACAACTCGTCCTCCTGTAGTATGCTTGTTATAACACCCTTTTGGAAAAACGGAACACCAACAAGGTCCTTTGCAATCTGAGCAGCTTTTACAGGGATCATTTCACCTGTTAAAGATTTCATCTTACCTGGACCGAATCCAAATCCCTTAGCGTCAGAGAATACCATCAACTGAGTTAAGTCAATTACAGATGCTGTTATACCGAACAGTGGGGATAACACTCCTGTCGCAAATGTCTTAAGTATTCCGATTGGAGAGTGAAGTACCTTGTCTACGGCATTTAGTTTAATACTTAGGTCTGGTCTTAAATTGTACCACTGAGAGTAAAGGTCACCCCTGATATAGAACTTCTTTTTAACCCCCTCTTCGTAGAAATTAACTGGAAGGTATCCCTTCTTTCTTTTTATTGAGAAGGCATCAAATGTCTCTTTAAGTGTTTCAAACTCAATTCTTTCCTCTTTTGTAAGTTTAGATTTTGACTTCAAGTCACTGAACTTTTGCTCAAGATCCGCCAACTGACCGAAGGTGTATGAGTTCAGGTCGTTCATCTTTCTAAGACGCTCCCTAGAGTTGATATAGTTTCCAAGCAGGACCTCTGAGTTTGTTATCATTTTAAAGAAAACACCGTCAAGGTCATCGTCCCTGACCCCATCCCGAAGTGTTCTGATAGCGTCTTTATTTAGACCAAAAGTAGATGAAAGTACCCCGTTTACGTTGTCAGCCTCGCTTGCGTTGTTGATTATTTCATTATCAATACCGTATATAAACTGTACGAACACTCTCGGAGAATAGTCTATACCCTTCATGGCGTTGTACTGATCTTGAGACACGATGCCATCTGCAAGGTCTTGTTCGAGCATTTCCTGAAATTTTTCAAAATACTTATCAGCTCTCTTATCTATTTTGTCATACAGTTCATCTCCAAGCTCATCACGTTTAGCGTCAAGAAGCTCGTATGCAGCATTCAAACCATGCGGATTACCCTTTTCGTCAGAGAATGTTACGTTCTCAGACTTCAATTTACTTTTAAGCTCTTTTTTTAACTCTTTTAGTATCTTATCCTGAGCTGCCTTTTCAATTCCAGTGTACATTACTGGCATCAAAGACATAAGCGTTAGAGCCTCGTCAATAATCGTGTCTTTTTCAAGTGGGGTATTGCTTACAGTGTTTGAAATATCAACCATTGTTTGCTGAAATGACGTTACATAGTCACCCCCTTTTTTATTAAAAAACTCAGGGACATTGTTAAATAAATCTTCAATTGCGTCTACATTGTTTACAGCCCTATTTTCGTTTACAGCAATAATTCTTCTTGCAATAATAACTTTATCAAGAGCATCACGCTGTTTAGGACCCAGACCGTCATATATCTGTTCGTAAGCCTTGTCAAAGGATAGTTTTGCTACACCGTTTGACCCCAGAGACGTTATAATTCTTTCATAAACCCCTTCAAGTTCTTTTTGAGTCTTTGTAAGGTCTTTTATATCTCCCCTAAAGTCAATAAAATTTCTACGTGCATTTTTTAAATCGGTTTTCAAAGATTTAGTTTCTTTTTCTATCCCTCCTTTAACATTTTTATCAATTGAAGTCTCAAGAGCTGATTTAACCTTTGGCTTTCTGAACTTTACAGGTTTGCCTTTTCTTTCTTTTAGACCAATAGGGAAAGTGTTAGTACCAACTTCTTTATTCCCCTTGCGCTCCATGAAGTCTATGTAGTTGTTCAGGTGCTTCTCGTTGTTGAAGTCTCTACTTATTGTGAAATACTTTCCGTATCTATTTTGAAAGTCAATACTTGCACGAACTTTTTGGTCTGGGGCAGAGGCTTTTCTTTGCTTACCAGAGACAACTTTATATTCACCCTTATGACTTGTTATGGTATTAGCAACCTTATCCCAAATTGCGTGATGAGCTATGTATGCTGCAATATCTTCACTATATCCAAGGTCTAAACCTACCTTTTCTATTCTGTTTAATAACTCAGACTTTAACGCATCGCTTGATTGAATCTTCTTTCTTAATTGTTTTTGAGGATCTGTAAGCTTCATTGACCCACCTGCCCAAGCATTTAATTGTCTTGCGTCAATAACTCCTCTTGTTGAAACCCCAAAAAACTGATTTATAAATCCAGTTTTACCTTTAGCTATTCCTGGTAGATTCTTAATTGCTGAAGAATATATTTGATTAAAATCTTTCCCTTTATTTTTGTTTAATAATTCCTCAAATGACTGAATACCACCCTTTGAAATAGCATCCATAACATATTCTATTTTTTTATTAGATAAGCCGAAATCAGCAAAATCAAACAATTTCTTTACTTGATCATATGTTGCTTCACCGCTCCCAATATCTTTAACAAGCTTTTTACCCTCGTTTGTTACCAGATATGCCGCTGTTGCGCCCTCTGGTCTTATCCATTCTCTACCTTTTTCTTTTTCAAGAAAAATATCATCAACCGTTGAGCCTGTTTTTTTACTCCAACTCTCATAGTAAGACCCTCTTGAGCCAACAGATCCAATTGTTACAAGATAGGCTCTCGTTACTTTACCTAACGAAACACTTCCCTTTTTTAATTCTTCCCTTGATTCAAGTATGTTCTCAACTACATCGTCTAAATACTTAGTCTTACCTCTTAGGTTATCTACCCAAAAATCTGTAGATATAAATCCAGTTTCTTCGTGTGCAGATATAGCTTTTCTTTCCTTAACACCAGGTTTCTTGGCGGTAGGAGTTTCCTTAACAAAGTCATTAAAACCTTTTACGTCTTTTTTAGATCCAAGTATATGAATTTGTTCAGGTTCAAAAACAACATAGTCCGTTCCTGTGTACTTGTCAAATATGCTTTGATCTTTAGAAACCATCTTGTTCCAACCTTTCCCTTCAGTATAAAACTCCCGTGAAGAAACAAATTCACCTATATCAAATGTATTTTCAATTATAGATCCATCTTTATTCTGATTTATAGCTTTCTTTAATTCACTAGAATAATAATTTCCAGAGTCTCTTGGATCATTTGAAAAATCTACTTTTAATGGGTTTCTTATATCTAATAAAACACTGTAAAGCTCTTTCCCTTCTTCTTTGTAAGAAGCTACTTTATAATTATCAAAAAAGTCATTTATGTCTTTAATGTTTATGTTTTCTCTTATAAACTTCTTTTCTTCTTTATATTTTTGTCTTTCAAGTATATCAAAATTCTCGTATTTTTTTCTTTTAATTTCTAAAGCATTTTTTAGCTTTTTATTATTTGAAACATATTCGTGATTAGTCAATTTTTTAATGAAGTCTATAATCTTATTTAGAATTTTATCTGCCTCATTAAGCAATCTAAAATACTCTGAAGATTTATCATCGTACTCTTCTTTTGCTTTACTTACTTTATTGTTATAATCGTCAATAAAAGATTTTAACTTTCCAACTTCAGTTAAATATGTTTTCTGAATATATGTTAGAGATACGTCTTCATTTCCGCTAAAAAAGAAGCCCATTTTAGAGGATTCTGCTTGTGTTTTTTCGCCAAGCCTTTCTTTACTAAACTGTTCTATACCAGCATTTCCTCCGTGAAAAACAATATCTTTTACTTTGCTTTTTGGGAATACAGTATCTATGTATTCACTGTACTGTTTTTCTGTGCCTATTTTGGATAATTCGGGAGTTTTCTTAAATACTTCCTTTATAGAATACTGTGTAGGATCAGAATCTTTTGTTTTTTCAAGTTCTGAAACAAATTTTTCTGGAGATGCTTTACGTTGCTTTCCAGTTGGAACAGCAATTGAAGTGTACATAGTTCCAGCTATACTTGTAAAAGGATTTGCAAGTAATTTGTTTTTAAATGGCTCCTTTTTATTTAATAGAAACTTAGATATTTCAAATTGTATTTCTGGACTTTTTTTAGCGTCTTCTTTACTATAATTAGTGTTGTTTTCTTTATTGTAAAGTTCATATCCATTCTTAGTTGGAAATGACATCTCTGGAAACATTTCATTAACATTATACCCTCCGTCAAGCAAGAAAGTTTTTCCATTTGAAGTAAACGACTCGTTAAACATTTCGTGATTCAATCCACTGGTCCTGTTGTCAAAAAACTCTTTTTTTGATTTTGAAAGATCAGTAAAGAAACCACCAAGCGTTATACCACCTATTGATTTTTCATTGTAGTTTGAATTTTTTAGCTTTTCAAGTAATACTTCATCTGTGTATGTATCGTAAAAGTCAACTCTTCCATGATTAACATCACGTAAAGCTTTTTTTAACTCTGTGTTTAATTTTGATATTGTCTTTAAAGGAGATATTGAATTAAAAAAATCAGACCTAAATCCAAAAGAAAAATCCTTACTTGCAAGTTTTTTGGCTATTTCTAATCTTCCCTTCTTTGTTTCAAAGGATTTTGAATTTACAAGTTCAATAAATTCTTTTGACCCATTCTTATTGATTTTTTCAGCAGCCTCAATTAGTAGACTTCTTGCACCATCAAGCCCACCTTCTATTTTACCATTTGTAATTGCTTTGTCAATGCCCTCCATAAAGAACTCTCCAGCATACCATTCTCCAAGCATTGATTCTGCATTTTGTATAGTAACAAATGTTGCTATTGGTTTGCCTTTTTGTTTTGGAAATTTGGAGTCTCTATAATTAATTATTCTCTCTGCCTTATCGTAAAATGTATTAACGTGCTGACCAGATGTAGCGGCAAATCCAACATCTTTTGATATGTTTTCGTCAAAGTAAAGGTATCTCCAACCGCCTTGAAGATTCTTTCCGTCTTTTGAAACAAATACTCCCGTTCCGTCACTATTTATAAATATAGCAGCACCTCCAGACTCCTCAATCACAGATTCAACTGTTCTTGGTTCTGGCATATTTAGTTTAGTACCATAATTATATGATGTATTGAATGATGAATCCTTGAGATTATTCATCCCACTAATTCTCTGCTTAAGACCACCTCCTATGATACCACCAGGCTCAGACCCATACTCTTCCGACATCTCTTCAAGAGACATATCGAACAAGTCAGATGTTTTTTCTTGATTGAGAACTATTGAGAAATCACCAGAAGTAAGATCCTCCGCAGTAATAGCCTCTCCAGCTCGCATAGCCTCAGACAGTCTGTTCAGAACCTTAACAACGTCAGCGTCTTTTGACACTGCTCTGAAAAGATTCTTTCCACCGAACTTCCTCGCCATCCTATTAATGTAGTCCTTGATGATGTTTTTAGCACTTACACCTAGGTTCTTAAACTCTGATGCAATAATACTAGCAACCTCGGCTATGGTTTCCTCTGGACGTTCAGCAGACTCGTACTGCTCAAGCCAACCTTTCAGTTTGTCTACAATTGCCTTGTTTCCGCCAGAAGAACGGACAATACCCTCAACCATTCTTTGTGTAAGGATACGTGCCTCTGTCTCGTTCTTGACAGCACTGTAGATAATAGGGTGTATCATCTCGTGATATACTGTCTCATCACCAGCCTCTTTATGGGCAAGGTTTATGTGTATGGTGTCATTAGTTGCATCGTAAACGCCAGGACCATCAACACCAGTTGCAGCCCTGTAGGATTCATCTGTTTCATGCACCTTTACTTTGGTGTCAGGAAGGATGTTAGACTTGAAGTTAAGAATGTTTGAAACAGCCCCAAGTGCCTTTCTTTTTCTTCTCTTGGTTTTGGCATCGTCTTTCGACTGATTAACCTTTGATTTTATTCCCTCAACAATTTCTTCAGTAGCATCTTCTACTTCCTCTTGAAGTACTGGATCTGTTGCTCCCTCTTCTTGGCTGACTTCAGGCTCTTGAACCTGCCCAGCTCTTTCTTCCCCGACTTGCTCTTCAGTACCCACACCTTCTTGTTCGGTAACTTGCGTATCATCTATCTTTACTTTATTATCGTCTAATAGGTTGTATAGTTCTACAGCGTCAGGAGCCTTACTGATTTGATCTGATATCAACTCTCCAGCTAGTTCTTCGCCAAGGATTTCAGACACCTCTGTCAGCTGGTCTGCTGTAAGCTCTTCTCTCGCAGATGCTATAGGTTCAAGTATCGCAAGAGCCTTCTCTATACGTTCGTTTTTATCCAATACCTTTAACTCTTCCTTACCTGTTTTGTAGCCCTCTATTTTTTCTGCAAATCCTTTCTGAGTATCTGCGTCATTCATTATGGTTACATTGATATCCCCATTTATAACGCCTTCTGCAAATTTTGAATTAGAAGATATTTTATCAAACTGTTCTTTTGTTACACTTACATTGTTTATGAAATATCCCTGTGCCGTACCACCTATTATCTCCTCAGACTCCTTCTTTAGCTTTGATATCTTTTTCTTTTGAGCATCAATAAGAGTCTCGTTTGTCATTCCTTCAAGACCCTCCTCAAGATCCCTGATCTCTGTAAGTTTCTGAAGGAGTTGACCACGGGTTACAAGTGGTAGATTTACAGGCATTTGATCAGCAACACCGAAGGCGAAGTCAACCTGCTTCTTACCAAGTTTAGCGTCATCTTCATTGATAAGACCCTTCATCTGCATCTCGTCAAGAGTAGCCTTAAGCTGCCAGATTCTTCTGTTTTTAGCCTCTTGCATTGTTTCATTAGGACCACGAACAACTCCACCCCTACCGAACTCAAGTGGTTTTGATTCAGCAACAAGCTCTAATTCGTTTGTTTCTGGGTTTATTCTGTAGCTACCACTTGTTTTTGTGATTTCAGTGCTTGAATACTTTACAATCTCCTCGTTAAGGAAGTTGTTAAGCTTTCTTTGTGAGTTAACTCGTTTTATATCTCCAGGTAATGATGCCCCACCAAAAGCACCGCCATATATACCCCCTATGAGGGCAACTTCCTGTCCTTGTGGTGTCTGAAGAAAGTTATACATATCGCTAAATGTTCCACCAGAAAACACTTTCTCGTATTCAGATACGCCATCAGCGATTTCTTTTGGCGTAAGATCTCCTTTTAAGTACCTGTTGTATGCAAGTTCTTGAGCAGGAAGCCCTTCCTGAATAAGTTCTTCAGCCATGTTTAATGGAACCTGGGCTATAAACTTACCTAAAGTTACTGCCCTGCTTGCTGCTGGAAGAAAAAATGTTGTCATTTCCAATACATCAAGACCCAAAAGGTTCATGTTTTCAGAGTAAGTCTTAGCAGCCTCTTTTGATGCATACTTAACAGACTCACCTCTTTCTATCATGTCATAGTAATGAAGACCAGCCTCCGTAAAACTTTCAGAAGCTCTCATCCCTACACCAGAAACAGTACCAGCAACCAGCGCACGAGAAAGACCAGTAAGACCAATTCTTGTTGCAAGTGCGGCTGACCCAGCCCCAACTCCAAGCCCTGGAACCATTAATGAGAACGTCATTGGAGCAGAAGGAGCAACCCTTGTAGCCCACCAATCCTCATTAAATGGGTCTTCAAAAAACTCCTTAAAACCAAACTCACCAATGTCTATCATTGGGTTGTCTGATTTTAACTGATTATTTATAGATGTAAGTTTTCTAGTTAATTCTGTTTCACCAAACTTATATTCAATCCCACCAGCCAATCCTGAAACCATATCCCCTAACCCACTATACATAGCCCTGCTAAGTTTTGTGTCGCTGTCAGTTGCTGAAAGACCCCCAAATGAAAGTTTTTTATAATCAGAATCAATTTCTGACTGTTCAGCCTTATGCATTTCCTTAATCTTAGCTAAAAGCTTTTTTCTATAATTCTCGTCCTTTGTTGAAAGACCCTTTAACTCATTCAAAGAAGACTCAATATCACCGTATATTGCCTCTGTTTTCTTTTTTAGTTCAGAATCGTAACTACTTAATACTCCTTTGTATTTTCTCTGTAATTCAACAGCCTCTGGGCTTCCAGAAAGCATAATGTTGGTTTTTTGTGACACCGCAGAGTTTGCCTCCTCTGCCGTAATTTCTCCAGAGTTAACCTTTGTTTGATATTCAGAAATAAGATCCTTGTACTCCTGTGAATTAGAGATTCTATCTACAACTCTATCTTGTACCTGCTCAAACTCAAGAGTCATTCTCTGTTGAGCTTTTTTAGCCTTTACTTCGTATGGAATATAAATAGATTTTAGCTGTTTTTCGTAGCTGTCTATTTCTTGAACTATTTTTTTACCGTCACTTATTACTTCGTCTATATCTAAACCAGTTTCTTTAGCAACGCTATTAGCCGCTTCTTCAAGCCTCTTTCGCTCCTTATATTCATCCTTGATGCGACTTTTCGCCATTTTTTTCGCCTCATCAGAAATACCCATATCCTCTGAATTAGACTCTACCCATTCGTGAATAGATTCCTCAAGCATCATCTCAGCACCTGCAACATGATCAGGGAGGAGCATCTCGTAAATGTTTTCGGATTTCTTCTTGACAAGTTTAGGGGTCATAAGTTTGTCAAACGTAGATCGATACTCTTTGCCTGCTCCATCTGCGTATTTAACAGACTCTAAAAATGAGTTCATAGACTTGTCGATGTCTGACTCAGCATCATCAATGAACGTCTCTCCAGCCTCTGTTAATCCATAAATCTTTTCCTGTAATATAGACTTCTTAGCCTCGTTAAGAGCATGGTTATACCTATCTTCTTTCTCTTGGTCACGGACAGTTTCTTCATACACCTGAAGACCCCCAGGACCTCCAGTGGCTCCCTTTCTTGTTATTTCTTTAGGAGCATACTTATCTATCACGTTGTTTGATGACATATACTCCTCGTCAAACAAATTGTCACCAAGAGTTAATAGGGACTGAGTATCTATTTCAAGGTCTAATTTTCTTTTATCAGCCCCTCTTTGAACATCGGATACGGGATCTTTTCCACCAGCAACAGACTCCTTTACAATAGCACCAGTGTCATCAACACGGAATATCTCCTTTGCGTCTCCAGCAATGTCTATTTCGTACTGCTTCTTGGAGTAGATATTGCCGTCATTGGACTTGTATGTAACGTACCCAAGCTTATCGTCTTCTATTACAGACTCACTGAATGTTTCGTGATCCTCTGACTTTAGTATTTTACCTGTCTTTGGATCTCTTGATGACATATGGTATTCGCCAGGAGCAACTTCAACTGGCTGCATTCCTGACTTATACGCTCCATACAAGTCATATTCCTCTGTCTCCTGTTGAAGATTTTCTGGTAGAGTTGACTTCCAATTTTTATATTCTTCATCCTCTAAATTCTCCTCGGTATATGGAACAAACTTTTCTGTTCTGAGGACATTTAGTGATGATTCAGGTTCAGCCTGCTGTCTTCTGGCTCTTTCCTGAGACTTTACAAGTGGGTTTTGAATTGACTCTTTTAAATCGTCAAATGAAGATTTACCAAGGAGTTCACTCTCATCTACTCCAACTGAAGGAGATATTGTAGCTTGTTCCGAAACAGCTCCAAGACCAAGTAAAGGACCTTCCTGAGTTGCAGCCTCTTGAGCCTGAACTGGTTGTGTTTGTGCTGGTTGTGTCTGAACTGGTTGTGTCGAATCTTTTTTTTTTATTCCAAACTTCTCTATGGCTTGATTGACCTTATCGCCATACTTATCATTTAACTGAGATTGAGTATAATCAACACCGCCATAGCTGTAAACTTGTTCTTTGTCAGAATCAGATTTATCACTTTTCTGAACCAACTCAAATCCAAATTTGGAAATAGCATCATCAACTTTATCTCCGTATTTAGCTTCAAGATCTGCTCTTGAATACTCCTTACCGTTATAAGTATATTTCTCGTCCATTAAATGTATTTATTGTAAGTCTGGAAGTCCACCAAGTTTTTCCATCGCTTCATTTGCTCTCTTCTTAGTATAATCCTGTCCGAGTATCTTGCCCCAGAACTGATTTCTAACAGATTCATTGCCTTTTACAAGATATGTCTTGCCGTATTTGGCTTTATCCAACTGCTGTTGTGCTTGGGAAATATCTCCAAGGTCCCCCCCCCTAATAGCATTCGCCAACATTGCAAGCATATTTGGGTCTACATCAGAAACAGAACCCTTACTTGTTGCTACATACCACTCCTGGTCATCATTTCCAAGCATAGCAAATAACGGAATAGCCTCATCTAAAGCACCTCTAAAATTTGTTGTCTTATACTTCCCAGTAGTAGGGTCAAGTTCATAAGATCCAGTAGGGACACTCAATGTTGTTCTTCCCGTACCCTTAGTAAACGTAATGTCATACTGACCTTGGGTTTTAATAGCACTAGGAGAGTCTGCAAGAGGCGAAGCAGTATCAAGGAACAACTCACGACCCTCAGACCTATTGAATATCGAACCTTCAGACCTGCCGCCACCTACATTAAATGAGAAGCCACCGCCATCGCCTGTAGGTTTAGCCCCCATCTGCTCTTGGGTAGCGTAAAGACCGTACACCTTATCTAGCTCTTGGTCTAATGTTTGAGCTAGTTCCGCAGGGGACATCTTTGTTTGATCCTCCTTAGAGTACCCTAACTCCATAAGCATATACGGAACAGCTTGTGGAGATATTGAATTTTTTACAGCGTTAATAGTGTTATCCTTGTCTTGAAGGCTCATTCGGTAGACAGGCTCTCTATTGGCACCGTATCCCACAACATCTAGTTTCTTTCCTGCCTTATCATACTCAAACTTCTGACCTTCTACAGCCTTCTTCATACTAGCCCTCAAGTCTACTCTGTCTACGGGGTTTATGAATCCGAGAATGTTTGTGTTTTCATCGTACATTCCAAAACCAGACTGATCTGCTAGGCTGGCTAAATCTTTCATATCAAAGTCCCTGTTTTCAAGTTGGTTTAAGTAGTTTTGATCGTAATACTTATCGCCCTTTTCCACAGATTTTTTCCACTCGTTTTTTTGTGTAGTTGCCTGCGTGTAGTTAGCCATCCTTGAGTCGAAGTCGTTGATGGTCTTATACATACCAGCGTAGTCTCCTGCGCTGTACATCTGTTGAACCTTGTCTATGGTGTTTGCGTATTGCGACCTTGCGTCATCGTGATATCTCCACCATATCTTGTCTTCATCGATGGCTATCTTGCCCATTATAGAGCCAAGCTCTTTAGCCCTCTTGTCTTGAGCCGCCTTCTCTTCAGCCTGTCTCTTTCGCTTGCGTTCTTGTGCCTGTCTTACAGGGGTTACCATATCTATAACTCCGCTTAGAGCTATACCTGTACTTAACGGATTACCGAAGGGTCCTTTTGCCATGTTTTATTAGTTAGCTGGAGCGGTGGAGTATCCTTCCCCCAAACTGCCATCAAAAAAAGTGTCAGAATATCCAAAACTTTGAGGCTCGAAATTGAACCCATCAAGATAATTAGTATTACCCATGCCTGCGGCAGCCGACATTGGCTGAATCGATTCAGTACCTAACATTGTTGTCTGGTCGCTTGGTGAATACAAATTTTGACCTACATTAGAGAAATCTTGGAAACCAAGGTTATCTGTGGAATCCAATGATGTAAATGTTGAAGGGGCTTGATAGCCACTTAAATAATCTGTTTGAACGGGTTGTTGAACAGTACTATCGGTAAGCCCCATCTGACCAGTTGTTACAGCATCACTCCCTCCTAATGCAGCCTTATCAACAGCATCCTTGCCCTCTACACCCTCGGCAATTAACTCTCCCATACCCATAGTTAGATTACTAAATCCTGCCCTAGCAGACTGACCTAACGCCTGTTGCTGTGCGTACAGCATCTGATTGAAAGAACTAATGTTCTGATTCTGAAGAGATTGCATCTGACCAGCTAGGTTTGCGTACTGCCCAAGGCTCTGACGTTTAATCTGTTGATTCTGAGCCTCTAACTGATTGTAAGCATCGGTGGTTCTGATTTGAGATACGGCTGCGGCAAGGTTTCCAAGACCACGCTGCTCCATCGCTCTTTGAGTTCTGCTCTGAGCAGTGCCTATCGCCTGCTCGGCTACCGCCCTCTCTTGGGGTGTCATACCCTGCTGTGCAGCCCTACGTGACATAGATGTAGCTGTCTCAAGGTCTGTAGCTGGTGAGTAAGATTTAGCCGATGGTAGTTTTGATAGCTGATCCATCGAAACACCCATCTGAATACCACCCATTACTCCTTGGACAATCGCTGCTACCCACGCCATACTCTGAAAGTTTAGTTATAGACTATAATTCAAAGATACAAAAAACAAAGTACAATTATTTTCTATATACACGCAATCTCTCACGCACTTTTATAACAAGGTTGTATAGTCTGTTGTAAAGTTTCTTCTTTATGAAGAATTTTACCTTTACGTAGTCCCCTGTGAGTGACTCTGTGTCTCCGTCAGGATCATTACTAACAGATGCATCGTTCTTAATAGGGCTTCTCCAATGGTCATCGTGGTCATCGAACTCACCCTTCTCAAGCCAAGTCTTGTGACGCTTTGTTTCAAATTCCATTCTGTCAGGCTCATTGTCACTTATAACCTGCGTGGCTACGAACTTCTTGCTTGACTCAGGCATATAATTCACGACACCCTCAATGTAAGCATCTTCGGACAGCTCTCCTGACTCGCTATTGTACCAAGTAGTGTACTCGCCTCTTCTGTGTTCGTATATTTTGTTCTCCTCAGTTGGGTGAGCAGATAGGAACTTGTTTCTCCAAGGGAAGTAAATCTTAGGTGTGTGAGAGTAGAACGAAGAGAACCCGTTTGTCATCTCGTTGAACGCAAGAGTAAACCAAGTGTAGTACTCTTCATTATCGTAATCAATCTGTTCCCACACTTGCTGCCAGTC